CTCATACAGCCTGGCCGTGGCGTCCGCGAGCTGTTTCTGAAGCGAGACCGCCCGGCCTATATCTAGCAGGCGGTTCCACATGGATTTGAAAGAGTCGCCGACGTAGTCCGCCGCGGTCTCCAGCGCGCCCATGTTCTCTTTAATGTTCCCGGCCATGTCCTTGAAGCCGGCGGCGGCGGCGGTGTTCGCGTAGTTAAGCGCCTCCGTATATTTGCCTGAGTCCTGCAGGCTTTTCACGTAGTCCAGCTGCTGGGCGGTAACGTGACCATATTGCTCGGCCATCGCCCGCAGCCCGCTTTGCGGATCTGAGGTAATGCGGCCAAACGCCGCCGCCAAATCTTCTACTTTGGTGCCGGTGGCGTCGGACAGGGTAGAAATGGAGGTGGCCACGCCCAGGAAGTTTTCCCCGAGATTGGCCCCCGCTTTGACTAACGCATTGAGCGCCGCGGTACCGGCGGTAAAGGAGTCACCGCCCTGCGCAATCGCCTCGGCCATAACCAGCAGGTTGTTGGCAGTCTGCCCCGAGCGGTCACCGGTCATCACCAGCGATTTGTTAAATTCGCTGAGCACCCCCTGACCCTTTACAAACGAATAGGCCACGGCCACCACGGCAACGGCCAGCGCCACAAAGCCCAGGGTAGCCGGCGTGAGCAGGCCACGCACCTTCCCCAGATTTTCTGCGTTCTCCGCCAGCGCATTGGCATTCTCAGATAACGAATCTTCAGACTTTTCAGCCGAATCACTGACGCCAAAGAGCGCGGCCTGAATCGCCCGGAAGAGGTTCGATACGCCGCCGAAGGAGTCTTTAACCTGTCCGCCCTGCTGGAGCATGATAAGGAAGGGGCTTTGCCCACCGGCGAGCTGGGTCGCGATATCGGTAAACTGTGCGGGCAGGTTGCGCAGGGCGTTGTTGTACTGCCCCACGGATATCCCCACCCGTTTTGCCACCAGCTCCTGACGGGAGAAGGACTGCTGAACCTGTGCGGACGTCTCAACGGCGGCGGCGCTCAGCCCGGTAAACTGCTTACGCACGTAGCCGAGCTGTTCATTGAATTTCGCGGCGTCAACGTCAAGATTAACGACCAGATCACCCACTGGCTGGGCCATAGCGCACTCCTCCTGGCAGGCTTTCTGCGATCGCCATTAGTTGTTCATCATCAGGTTCGTGATTTTCTTCCACGACCTTGGGTTTAAGCAGGCTAAAATGGCCCGCGGTCAGTTCTGTTTCCCCGCACACCAGCGATAAAATATGGAGGCTAAGCGAGGCAAAGTGGGCATCAAGTAACGCCTCTTCGAAGTAATGGGTCTGATAGAACTGATGCCACTCCTCGAGCTCGCTGGAGGACATGTTTGAAAGCATGGTGCGCCAGTTGGGTCGTCTCAACTCGCGCGCCAGCTGCATAACAAAGCCCTTTTCACGGGTTAGCGCTTTTCCGCCGTCTCCTCTTCAGCGACAGACTCTGAGGGCGCAGCTTCCGTGGTGACCTCGCCCTGCTCCGGGTTCAGCATGCCGGACAGGATTTTGACCTGCGTATCCGCTTTGCCGATGGCCTCGACCGGCCAGGTGCTCATGACCTGCTGCTGCAGATCGTGAATATCCGGCTTTGGTGACTCACTGTGCCAGAGCGACATGGCAATGATCATCGCGCCGGCGCGGATATTGAGCTCGACCAGCGCGGACGTCAGAGTCTGATCATCAGGCTCATCTTTCGGCAGGGCCTTTTCCTGCGCCGCCAGATAGTGCAGCAACTCAACGCGCTGCAGCGCCGAGAGCTCATACAGCGTGGTTTTCGCCCCGTTAAACTCAAACAGTTCAGACTTTAAAAACATGCTCGCTCCGTTATGCCGCCGTGACGGTCAGGTTACAGATGGCCACTTTCTGACCCTCATTGGTCATGATGATGATTTGCGCCGTGCCCGCTTTGACGCCTTTGGCCGTCACGTTTTTGCCGGAGACGGTGATGGTGGCAACGGAAGGGTCAGATGACGCCGCGCTGAAAGAACCGTTGGTCGCGCCGTCAGGCAACACCGTGACGCCGATGACGCTGTTCTGCCCGACCACGACGCTCGCGGCGGACGGGGTGACGGTGACGCCCGAGACCGGTACCGCGGCGGCCTGATTGCTCTCCGCCAGCGCCGGCTTGCCGGTGTTGGTGATTTTCACCGTGCGGGTGATCACCTCTTTTACCGGCACCGCTTTGCCCAGGCTGCTGATCCAGCCCCGGAAAACGTCCACGGCGGTGTTGGGGTAACGGATTTTGTACCCGCGCACCGCGCCGTCGTAGAACCAGTTAACCAGATCCTGCTGGCCGCTTTCGCCCGGCTTCCAGGCCAGCGTAAAGGAGGTGTCACCCGACGATTTAGCCCCCTGCGCGGTGCCGTTCCAGTCGGCGTCGGCGTCATCGAGGTAGGTGTCATCGTAGGATTCCGCCGTCATTTCACCCGGCGTCAGCTCCTTGATTTTCGCCAGCCGCGTCCAGTCCTGATCCGATAACGGATTGGCATAGGGATCGCCGCTGCCGGTGTAAATCCAAAGCGTGGTGCCCGCGCCTTTGGTCGGTTCGAGTTGTGTGGTCATAGATTCCTCACATTAAGTAAGTCAGGGTGTAACGCAGGTCAGCAGAGCCCCACGTCGACATTTCATCATCGCGCTGGTAGTCGTAGCCCTCCGGCGTGATGTTTTCGATAAGGTCTGAAAGTGCCGGGATGTCGCCTACCACCGGATAAATATGCTGCTCCATCCACCGGTCGAGCTCGGTGTCGGGGCTCACCGCCTTGAGAAAAACCTCGACGTGAAGCGTTGCCCGCCATTCGTCTTCATCGAGGGTTTCCCCGGTAGGTTCAGCGCCCGAAAGATAGACGGCGACGGCGGGCAGGTCTTCGGCGGTCAAAAAGCTCGGGCGACCGTCATACCAGGTCACGGAGGGGGCGGTCACCGAAAGCTTGAGCGCGTCCAGCACGGCGTTGCGGATTTTCGGGTGCTTTATCATCGTTTAACGATCAGCCTCAGTTGATTTTTCAGGGCCGCCGCCATCTCTTTGGGCATATCGCTTTGCATCAGGCGGTTTGTCTCCACCGTATAGGCGTTGGTCAGCGGCGTCGTCAGGGGGATTTTCACCACGTCAATCGGGTACCGGCTTTTCCCCGAGCGCTGGAGAACGTGCCAGCGTCCGTTGGCAAGCTGCTGAATAAAGGCGTCGCGGAACGTGAAGCGCCCGATTTTCAGCACGCTGCCCTGCCCGCGCACGTTGCCCTTACGACGCGAGATACGCATTTGCGCGGCCCCGAGCTTGATGGCGGGCAGGTTGCCCCGGTTGATTTTTAACGTGGCGACAGGCCGGTTCATCGTGGCCTTTTTCAGCTTTGCGCGCTGCATGACCAGCTTTCTCGGCACCTTCGTTTCCTTCGATACCGACGAACTGCTCCGGCTGATCGCCCGCCCCGCCACCCGGTTCACGGCCTGCGCCGAGGCGCGGGGAACGGCGGTCTTACTGATGTTGTTCAGATTACTGATCGCCTGTTCAAGCCCTTTGATGGTCATGTGCTCCCCTTTATTCCAGCCAGATTTGCGGCTTTCCGTTAAACACCTGATGGCGGGTGACGATGTAACTTTCGCCCTGATACATCACCTGATCGTTACGGTGAGGCCGGTAAGCGGCAGAAAAAATCACCACGGACAGGCCGTCACCGCTGACCGGCCCCATTTCGGGCAAAAAGTGGCTTTCAACGCCGGTAAGCACGGCGCCGTTAATCACCACGTCTCGCCCAAAGCGCGCGACGGTGGTGGCATCCATCCGCGCCGCCAGCGCATCGAACGGGTTAGGCATTGATTTTGACTTCAACGACGGTCGAACCTGCACCGGCCTGTTCCCACGCGATCCCCGCCGCCACGGCATCCGCCGCCGCCAGCTGGATTTCACCGTCCGCGATATACACTTTTGTCCCCGCCGGAATGACGTCGGCGGAGACTTTCGGCAGCAGGAATACCCCTTCCGCCATGCCCGTACCGGTTTCATTCGGGGCAATATCCACCAGTGAGACAACGAGCAGGGAACCCAGCACCACGGGGGCGCCGCTCTCAATCACCGCCTGACCGGTATTGGTAATGGAAATGGTCTGCCCTTCCTGCACAAAATTCTTAGCCATAACAAAGCTCCATACGCCCCGCGAAGGGGCGAATTTTAGGTATAAAAAAAGCCCTGACGGGCGTGAAGGTAACGCGGGGGAATGTTACTGGCCGCTGGACTTGACCAGGCCGCGGTAATCCAGCGGCGCCACGCCGGCGTCGATGCGCACTTTCGTCGCGATGCCGTCGGTGTTGAAGCCTTCCTGCTGGTCGATGTACGGCATCTCGACCCCGTTCAGGTAAGCCACCTCGATGGTGTCCATGCCCTGCGCCGCCGCCAGATACCAGGCTTTCGCGCTGTTGTCATCGAGGCGTGGCTCACCGATAACCGTCGCAAAGTTCTGGATCGGGTTGATGATGCCGGCGTTCACGTCGGCCCCTTTCACGCTGGCTGATTTGATCGTCTGGTTGGCGACCGTCTCAAGCGAGGTCGGCACAATCAGGAAGGCCGGGCGAATGTTCAGTGTGCGCCCGGTGGTCGGCTCTTTCTGTACGCGCATCAGCTGGCGGCCGGCGTCCAGATTGGTCACGTCAATGGCGCCGGAGGCCAGGTTTTTGTGATCGCTGCTGAACAACGCCTTGCCGTCGGATAACTTCGGGTTGCCGGTGAGCACGGCGTAGACCAGATCGCCGATTGTGGCCTTCGCCGCGCGCCCCATTTTCATCGGCACGTCGGTCAGCTGGTTCAGATCGTCATTGATGATGGCCTGACGGGTAATGGAGAAGATTTCACCGTAGGTGGCCAGCGCAA